TAATAGAAAAGGTTTAATAACTTTCCATTGGTCTTTGTCTAGTCTAAACTCTAACATAGTTACTGCAGGTTTAACACCAAATACATTTGATAGTACTATAAGATGATTAAGAATCAATCTGTGTGCAAGTGTACCATTTGTCAAGTATCTGTTTGATAGTCTTTTAAGATATATAAAACGATTTAAGTCCTCATAGAATTCTTCTATGTCGGTAAAGGTGGGATTATAATAGTGTTTGGCTGCGTAGAGGAAAAGATTCTCTTCATTCAATTTTGTAATCATAATATTATCTATAAGAGATTATTCTTTCTTCTTTCTTTTCCTAGTAGTTTTTTTAACAGTTGTTTCAGTAAGAACTTCAACTACAGGTTCACTTTTACTATCTTCCATAGTTGATGCAATATACTCATCAATATCTTTTTGAGATAGTTTTCTGACTGATAATATTTCTCGTGTCCGAGGGTCACGCCAACCGATTGGAGTCGGTTGGGCGTTTGGACAATATGGAGGGGGTTTGATAGGCATTAGTCGTCTTTTTTATCTAACACCATTCTAAATGCGTCAGTTAGTTTTTTCATTGAAGCATTTGGTGATAGTTCTTCTTTTTTAACAGAATTCACTACGTTCTTATCACCTGTTTTACTATCATTAGGTCTAGGTTTTGGACTTGGTCCTGCTCTACCTGCCTTTGAAACATCATCATGACCTTTTTCGTCATCATCTCTGACTTCTTTGCCATCTTCAACATCTTTTTTCATTTGTTTTGCACCAGCACCTTTAAGATTGTCTTCAGGTTTTTCTGCTTTATCTTTATTTGGTGTTTGATTTGCTTCAAGAACATCTAACAGTTTTTTTCTGAAAGATTCTACTGTTGATTTTTTTGATTCTGATTTCTTCATGTTATCTACTTTTGGATTCATTTCGACTTCATTGTCATTTTTACCATTAACATCAGCATTTCCATTTCCGATTTTCTTTTTCTTCATTGGAACTTTCATTTTATCTGCATCACCGTTTCCGTTACCGTTTCCATTTCCATTTCCGTTACCGTTTTCTTCATCATCCATAGATTCATCTTTTGAAATGGATTTAGAAACAGTTTTTCTTCTGTTGTGTAGATATTCATCTGATTTATCTGTATCGCCATCGTTATCAATGTCTTTATCTTTTCTGTCTGCGAATTTCTTCTTAAGTGCTTTAGGTTGAACTTTGTCCATACCCTCACCATCATCAGACGTGTTATTCGTGTTATCTTCTTTTTGTTTTACTCTTTCAAGTATATCTTTTAAACTCTTTAAGTCCATATGTACCCCCTACATAAAAATATTTGTTGTTATGGCTCCTGCGACCGCTATTAATACGACCCAGAATAACTTCTGTATAAAACCAACTGTTCTCTGATTCTCTAGAACAACTCTTTCGATTTCATCTATCTTTCTTGATAAACGATTTGTTCTTTCAATCTGATTAGTTTGGTTCTCATGTAAAGAAGTTATCTTTTCTTCAGCACGAGCGAGAGATATCATAGCGTCTGCGAGTTTGTCTAATTTGTCTTCTATGCGTGTCAGTCGAGTATTAGTCGTTTCTGCCATGTCATCTTTCCCATTTAATTTACAGTATTATTTATATCAATTTCATTTTCTACTTCAATAAAAGTTTCTTCTATTTCTTCTATTGTTGTAAAACTATTCCATAATGAATGTAACACAAAAGCACCATATAATATTGCTAGTGTTGTTATTACATATGAAATTAATTTCATTTAATTATCCTTATTAATCTTAATAGTGCTTTTACTTTTATCTTTAGTATTTCCCAACTAAATCTTAACATTAGTATTTTTGCTTTGATTAACCATTTAATCCATTTAAATATCTTCATTTCTTCTCCATCCTTGGTTTGTAAATTGTAATTAGTTCTTTCTTTCCTTTAACATTTATCTTATCAACTTCTACTGATTCAATAGATGTTAACTGTTCTTCTGTATATGATGAATAAAGTATAGGTGTAACATTACCATTTTCATCTTTATATCCTCTAGTCGCAGTTTCTAATCGTGCGGCCAGATTCACGGCATCACCTATAACTGAATAGTCAAATCGTGTATCACTACCCATATTACCAACGATACACGTTCCTGTGTTCACACCAGAACCTATGTTAATATCTGGTAGTCCTTTACTACGAAAATCTTCTTTTAATCTCTCTGTTTCTTCAGCACATTCTATCGCAGTTTTGACTGCCATTTCTGCGTGATTCTCACAATCAAGAGGTGCGTTCCAAAATGCCATAATACAATCACCCATATACTTATCTACACACCCACCATTGTCTAATACAATCTTGGTCATACGATTGAGATAATCATTGATAACTTCTACCAATCCCTCTGGGTCATCTCTGTCTTTATAGTATTCAGATATTGGTGTAAATCCTACAATGTCCATAAACAAGAAACTCATCTCTTTTCTTTCACCACCAAGTTTCAATTTACTTGGGTCTTTCTGTAGAGCGGCAACTTGTCTTGGGTCAAGATATGTTTCAAACTGTTTTCGTATCTGTTGTTTTAATCTAAACTCTAATATGAATCTGTTGAATATCGCATGGAATCCTACTATGGTCATAACAATAATAATCCAACTACCATCAACCAACATTAGTTTTTCTTTAAAGAAATAATTGACTGACCAGTATACAATACCATAAGATGATAATAATATAATACCGAGTGCCCAATATGGTAAGTATCGTGCGAATACTATAAGAATCGCACCAACTAAAAACGATACACCTAACTCTACAATGAATGATATGTCAACTCGTTCTATATTCTTACCATCTAATACAGTTGATAATGTAGACGCAGTCAATTCATATGAATACTTCTCACCAACTGGTGTCGCAATGATACCACCAAGACCCTCAGCACTCATACCTATAATAACTGTTTGACCATTGAATGTATCTACTGTATCTAACTCTGCGATTGATGTAGTCATATAGTCTTTGTTCCAACGTAACCATATTCTTGCGTTCGCATCTGTATTAATTGTTTCAAATCCAGGCACACGAACTGCGATTACACCACCCTCACCTGCTTTGACTTGATAACTTGGAGCCGCAGTCGCAACTCTGATTACTTCTACTGCCATGGCAGGATAAACTTCTTCACCAATTCTCATTAGTAAAGGTATTCTTCGTACTACACCATCTATCTCTGGTGCTGTGTTTGTTACACCTACACCGTCTGCGTATGTACCGAATTCTTCGATAGGTCCTAACATACCACCCCACTCAAACAAAAATGGGATTGGGTCACCTATCTTCGCAACACCTCTTGGTACTGCGTTCTTATTGATTTGATTTGTTCCTGTTTGTGCGATAACAACACCATTCTGATACATCATATTAATTAATGCTTCATCACCACCAAGTCTATCGTATTCAGAGAATAGTATAGGCATTACTATAATACCAGCACCTTTTTCTCTTAATACTGCGATTACATCTGCGAGTACACTACGATTCCATGGCCATTGACCATATTCTTCTATCGCCTTTTCGTCTATCGCAACAACGTGTATGTCAGTTGATATCTCTTTTTCTTCTGATTGTAATAATAAGTCAAAGGATTTCAGTCGTAATATCTCTTTGATTTGTGGGTCTTGTAGACCAATATATGTCAACGTAATCAATGTTGCGAAGGCAATTGTCCAGTGTGTTAATATCTTTTTTATCATGGTTGTGTCACCGTTAATGTACACCATTCAGCACTACACCATAAATCAGCACTATAACTATTATTATTTCCGTCTTGATATATGTCGAAAGAACTTCCTGTTCCTGTGCCACCACTAATAATTAAGTCAACTGAATTATCATTTCCTGTTTGTTCTATTTCCATAAACGCATCTTCAAAATCATTTGCTGTTAAATCAATATAATTATCTATACCATCTTGTATGATACTTAAACTATTACCATCACCATTAGTGATTATATATGCTTCATTGGCACACAAAGTTAATGGAAGAAGAAGTAATACTACACTACTTTTGAGATATGTCAACACGATTAATGCCTCCTCCATCACCGACAATATAATCTTGTGTTATAAAGTCTGATTGTTCTAAGTTAATTACATATTCACTTGATTTACTTAATTGTAATTGTGTAAAGTTCTTTGTATCTTCTCTACGAAATGTCCAACGTGTTCCGTTGTCTATAATGATAATACCTGTCAATTCATCTTGTCCGACTTTTGTTTTCTTCTTAACAAATACATCAGTTAATTGACTTAAAAAACTCTTTGCGAGTACGGCATTGATTTGGTCTAACACATCTGCGAGAAAGTCTTGTGCCAAGTAATCAACATCTAATTCTTCAAAATCATCATCTTCTTTTGCGGCCAATAAATCTTCGTTCAATACATCTATTTCTAAAAAGTCTATATCTAATATATCTGCTACTGTTTTCTTTTCTTGAGTTGCTTCATCTCTGTTCAAATTAGTTGGTGGTGATAATATCAATAGATTAGATATCATACTTTCATCTATGTCAACCATTACAGGTTTGAATGGTTTATATTCAGGTGCTTCTACTCGTGTGGCCTGAAATGCCTCGTTTAATATAACTTGTCCTGCGTCTGATTCAACTGATATCTCACCTACATAACATAATCCACTCGCATCACAACTTGGTAATAATAATATAGTTGACCCACCTAACTCATCAATAACCATAGCAAAGTCTGTACCACGAACTGATATAGTCGCAGTTGGAGTTGCTATCTTTATATTTTGTCTTGAGTTCTTTGCGATTTGACCACTCGCATATCGGACACTACCAAGAGATGCCTTTAGACTTAACGCACCTGTATTTGTATTAGGGTCGTATACGAATTCATCTATGATTAGTTTGGAGTGTTCAGTCAACTCTACTTTTGTATCATCAACAAATACAATACCCACACGACCATCACCAGTCTTTACTGTGTCGTATGAAAATACATCTAAATCTTGTTCTAATTGAATTCCAGAATCACCATCTTTTCTATCAATCTGGCCTTTACCTTTTAGTTCGTCAACTGAACCGATTGAGGCAAAGGCACTCGTTGATAGTAAGAATAATAGACTAATCTGTTTGAGAAATGTCAACATCAAAGTCATCACCTGTCATGTCTAGGTCAATTGTATTATCATAAACACCTGACTGTGTAACATCAATGGTGCCACCACCACCTGTTACATCAAGTGTAAATGTATGACCGTTAACATCACCATCTCCATCTATGTCTAGATTAAGTTCGACACCCTCGTCTGTATTTGCCGAGTTAGTTGAAAGTGATGATGAGTTGTCGATTGTAACTGTTACAGCGGCACTCTGTCCGTCTATGTCTGTGTTGATAACACTATTATCACCTGTTACTGTGAAACTGACTGTTGCGTTATCGGCACTTCCTATTTCGCCAATATCAAAGTCAAATGTGTTATTATCACCAGATGTTGTTATGTTAAGTGTTACGGTATCACAATCACCTGCTGTGGTTGAACTACAAAGTAATGCCACATCATTATCACTACCAGTGAATGACCATGTACCAGTATAAGTTGCTCCTCTTATTATGGCGTCTATTGTGTTAGTGTTTCCTGTCTGTGTAATCGAAAATGTCATATTATCGCCGAACAGTCCAGCATCAGTCGTTGAATCACCGACTTCGTTGTTCTGTCCATCTTGCGTAATATCCAAATCAAGACTATCACCAACTTGTTCTATGTAAATGTCATTGGCATAGACATTATAACTCAATAATATTAAACATAACGATAACAGTAGTTTTTTAAACATATTGTTACCTCTTATTGTTTAAACTTCCAAAGACCCTTTTCTTCACCTAATAATATTATTTCTACGACTGCTTGTTCTATCGCAGCCCTCACAGCATAATTAACTGGTTCATTATTTGTTGAACCTGCTTCTATTTCAAGAGCCCTAGTTCCTACATCTAAAAACTTGAATACACTTCCGCCTTCTGATGTTGACAATATTGTTTTTTCTGTTGAGATTGTTGCGAGTACTTCACCTGTTGAAACACTTACAACTCTCATAGAAACTGTTACATTATCAACTCTGTATTCAGTTTGTAGACCTATTCCCAAATATCTCGCACCGACACCGCCAGTCGCTATATTTGAGTCATAACCAACTACACCACCTTCTATAAGTATTCCTGCGAACAGAAGTGGTTTTAGTTGTTTACCTTTTTCGTCCTCAAATTGTTCTCTAGTTGACCTAATTAGTTGTCGTTCTTTGACTAGATTATCTAAACCTATTCGTTCAACAACTCTAAACCAACTACCATTACCTACTTCTTGTAATGCTTGTATTACCCATACTTCGGCACCTTGTGTTACAGCACTACTTAACGAACTAAAATTCGTATTTGGTTTTCTTTGACCAGTCTTATCAGCAAAGTTGTATATTCCAACTGTAATGACAGGACCTTCTAATTCTGGTATATTCTCAAACTTCTCTTGTAACGCAGAAGTCATTAGTCTAGCATCATATGCCAAGTCGTCAGGTGGTGCCATAGTTTGACAACCAGTCAAGAACATAACCAAAAATAACGATATAATATATTTCATTTAAAACCCAAAATCTCCAACAGGTACAGTTAATCTTGTAATTGTACCATCTTCTTCAGTTATTGTTATCGCAATCGTACCTAAATCAGTATCTCTTTCCCAGAGTATAGTCGCACCTTCTATTTCAGCAGTACCTGTATTTTGTCCTGTATCGCCAAACATCTGGTCAACTAACTGTTTAGATAGATTCGCATATATTCTACTCTCAACATTTGATATGAAACGATTAATCGTTTCACTCTCTTCATCTCTCTTTGCCTGTCTTTCAGCGGCGTCAGCATCATCTTTTATCTTCTGTTCTCTTTGTCGTTCTAGTTGGTCAATTGATAATACATGACTTGAGAAACCATTACCACTAAAAGAAGGATTATTGAATGAATGTACCATTTCACTACTAGACAATGAAGTAGAATACAAAAGTAAAAACAATATTAACAACATTTTCATAGTGGTATTATTTATATGTTTTCTTGTTTTTCTTCTCTTCTTCTGCTCTTATTTCTAGTATGGTATCAAGTTTTGAACGAAGTCTGATGATATCATTGTCTAACATTCTTACTCTGTCAATCAGAGCAACAAGTGTACCCATTTGACCATCTAACTTCTCTATGATTTGTTCTGTAACGAATGTGTATATGAAGTATATGAAATACCCCATAGCAACAGCGGCGAGTGTTGCGAATCCATATTGATTAAGTATCTCAACAATTGACATTAGTCTTTCCTCGCATCTTCTTTACCATCTGCTCTTGACATTCTATCAAGGTCTGGTTTCAGATTGAGTGCGTGAGATATTAAAAGGTCTAACTTAATCATATCGTGATTCATGGTCTTGACACGATTGTCAAGTTGTGATATTATCATTGTCAATGTTGATACTTGACCGACAACACCACTTAAAATGTATTTGAGAATGATGTATATAAAGATACCCATTGTAACTGCGGCCGCAACAGGTAATCCAAACTCTACTAATATTTCAAAGAATAAATCCATATCACAGTTTCCATATTTTAAGTGTTAAATCACCGTCTCCCTTTATTAATCTATGATAAGTCATCTTTGGTACATGGAAGAGTTTGCCAGGAGATAAGTCAAAGGGCATTTTATCATCAAACTGAAATTGCCAACCGCTACCTTCCATGACTGCAATTTCTCTATCTTCTCTATCACGGTGCCATACTAATTCGTCATCATCTACATATGACTTAAAGACTCGTATTCCATCTTTTAAGTCAACATAAGGTTTTGTTTCTACCAAAAGAAATTCCCCCCACCTGATAAACCTAGTTGTTTTGCATATCGTGGCATATTACATGCCCAATATCCTGGCTTAGTTCTGTCTTTTTTGTTCGCACAGTCGTGTCTGGCTGCGAAACTCTTTCTTGCTTCTGGGTCATTCAACTTGATTTTAAGTCCTGTTGTATCACCCCAAGAAACTTTCTTGACATTACCTGAACTAGGGTCTTTCACATAAACATAATATTTTTTAGGTCCACCGGCTTTGGGTTTGTTTAGTTCTACATCTTTACCATCTGATTCTGCTTCCATCATAGGTGAGTCAAGAGGAACTTTATTTCCTTTGTACTCTGCGAATTCGCCTATGTCTGTATT